TATCTGAGAAAAACAGAATAAAAGAAATCGTTGAGATCTTTGAGAATACCAAGTTAGGTAAGTTTAAAGTAAACATAAACGTTGGAAGAAATCTTGGAGAACTAAAATGATTACAATCGGACTTGGCAATGCAGGAATAAACATATGTCGTAAGCTCCAAAATATGGGCAAATACAAGACGATTGAACTTCATGGGGGTAAGGGCTTACCTGAATGCCAAACGCACGAAGAATACGAATCTAGCGTCCCTAAATTAGGAAATAAACTACGACTTGGAAAACAACAAGACATATGGTTTATTGTGTGTGGTGCTGCAAGAGTTTCTGGTGCAACTTTAGCCATCTTAGAACAAATAAAAGACCGAGAAGTAAAAGTTGTTTATATTGTTCCTGATTCTTTCTTTTTATCTGCCACACAAAAAAAACAACACAAAGTGGTTTTTAATGTTTTACAAGAGTATGCAAGATCTGGAATGATTCATTCTCTTTGGTTATTTGATAATAAGATGATATCTTCAATTGTTGGTGAAGGACCTTTAGGTTCTTACTATGATAATTCAAACTCAGCAATTGCTAACTTTCTTGCAAATTACAATTGGTTTTTAAACTCTACACCAATCATAGGCAATTTACATGAGCCAAAAAGTATATCAAGAATCAGGACTGTGTCAATCGGAGAACTTGAAGAAAATGAAGAAAATTTATATTTTTTACTTGACAACATAACAGAAATGTGTTATTATTATAGTATAAGTTCTTACAAAAAAGAAAATGACAAGCATCTTTTAAAAAATATAAGAACTTATTTAGAAACAAAAGATCAAACAACTTTTGGTATTTGGGAAAACGGGTCTGATAACTCGTTTTTTTATTCTATAAAATTTACACACTATATTCAAGGAGTTATAAATGAGTGAAAAAGAACAATTAAAGAAAAACGAGCGAGATCTTCGCTTAACTGCTTTTCATATGGCAAGAGAAATCTTAACAGAGCAAACCCATATGTTAATTCAAATTGGAACTAAAACAACAGCTCCAACTACAGAGCAGATTGAAGCCGAAGCAGAAAAGATATTAACTTTTTTAAAAAAATAACTTGACAAACTTTCAATAGTATGTTATAATATAAATATCACTAACAAAGGAGGAAACATGAATAGTGAAAACACTTTATCTAATTTTTGCTTTGCAGCATCATTAGTATCTGTTGCAGTGTCCATTGCAACATGGGTAACTGTAGGAGATGGAGATCCTGCACACGCAGAAAGATTTGGAATCTTTATTGGATTATGGGCACCAACTCTTATGGGTCTTGCGAATTACTACAAGGAGTAAAAATGAATTTATCTGAATTTTTATTTACCCTTGGTACTGTATTCTCTGTTAGTGGCTTTATTATCTTTTTAAGACATATGGCATATAGTATTGCTAACAGCGCAGAAGAAACAAAAAATATTTTCATTGAAAAAGATGAAAAAATAACTTGACAAACTTTCAATAGTATGTTATAATATAAATATAATTGAAGACAACAATTTAAAAAAATTACAACTGACATTTCATTAAATAAAGGAGGAAATATGTCAAACAATACATTCACATTCAACGCTAACGTTTATACCGGTAGCTTTACAAAAAAAGACGGAACTACACGTCAAATGCGTTTCTTAAAAGAAACTGCTGTTCCATCTTCACTTCGAGGTTCTGGTACAAAGCCACGTTACTTGGATACAAAGCATGAAGTAGTGTATGATCTTGATCAAAATGGATGGAGAGTTTTTAATCACAATTCTGTAATTGATAAGCCATCGTTTTCAAGACAAGAAGTAACTATTAACGGATAGTTATTAAAAATACTATAATTTAAAATAAAAAAAATACGTAAGTTTTAATAACTTCCTCCGAGTTGTTTGCCAAGATCACCAACGCTTATAAAAAACTTGGCCCTCATTATCTTCCTATTACAAGGACTGTAAATGGAAGCGATTATCGGTTGGGACACAAAGTGTCTTTGCCTTAGACAGTTAAGTCAATAATAACAATAAAGGAGTAAAATTATGGCATTAAATATAGAAGCGATGCGTAAAAAATTAGAAGCATCAAAAAATGGTAACAAAAAATCAAATGATACCAAATGGAAACCTGAACAAGGTGACCAAACTATAAGGATTCTTCCTACAAAAGATGGTGATCCGTTTAAGGAATATCACTTTCATTACAATGTTGGTAAAAATCCTGGGATCATGTGTCCCAAAAAGAACTTTGATGAAGAGTGTCCGATTTGTAACTTCGCATCAAAGTTATGGAAAGAAGGGGTTGAGAATAATGATGAAACAGCTAAACGTGAAGCTAAGAAACTTTTTGTTCGAAAGCGATATTATTCTCCTATCTTAGTTCGAGGAAGAGAAACTGAGGGTGTTAAAATCTGGGCTTACGGAAAGCAAGCTTATGAAACACTTTTAGGTTATGTGTTAGACCCTGATTATGGTGACATCACAGATGTTGAGGCTGGAACTGATATTGTATTGAATTACGATAAACCCGGTACTCCAGGTTCTTTTCCTAAAACTACCCTTAAACCACGTCGTCGTCCTTCTATTCTCTGTGATGACGATGTTGCGGACTGTGAAGCTTTATTAGAATCAATACCTGATATTGGCTCACAGTTTGACCGCAAAACAACAGCAGACATTCAAGCTATTTTGAATGAAGCGCTTTCCACTGATACTAACAGTGGTACCTCCGAAACACATAAGTATGGTGAAAAGGATGCTGTTGATGCAGCTTTCGATAAACTCGTAAGTTAAGAGAATCGGTTGCCCTCTCCGTTAAGAGGGCACTTTATCAACAAGGAGAAAATAATGGGCAAAGTAATACACATGGCAACAAAGCCTGGAAAGATCTCAATAGCAGATCTCAAAAAATCAATGAACAAATCAATGGGTATCAATGCGGCACACGATTTAAGACAAGACAATCCAACAACTGTAAAAGAATGGATTCCAACAGGATCAAGGTGGCTTGACTCAATGATATGCAAAGGAAAAATGGCAGGAATACCTGTCGGAAAGATAACAGAAATTGCTGGTTTATCATCTGTAGGTAAATCATACTTAGCAGTTCAGATAGCAGCACAAGCACAAAAACAAGGTAAGTTTGTAATTTATTATGACGCAGAGTCAGCAATAGACCCACAGTTTTTAAAAGACTCAGGCATAAACATTAAGGAAAACTTCCTTTACACACAAGCGGTTTCTGTTGAGAAGGTCCTCAAAGGAATTGAGGATACAATGAATAATCCTGATTATCAAGAAATTCAATTTGTTTTTGTTTGGGACTCAATAGCCTTGACACCAACAGAAAGCGATATTGAAGGTGACTTTAATCCACAATCTTCGATGGCTGTAAAAGCAAGAGTGCTCTCTAAAGGATTTCAAAAACTAACAGTTCCATTAGCTAATGGACAACACACCTTGCTTCTCATAAACCAACTTAAAACAAATATAACTTCTAATATAGCAGAAGCTCGTTTAAAACCATATACAACACCAGGTGGCCTAACGATTGAATATGTAAGTTCACTTCGTATCTGGCTGACAGGACGTAAATCAAAAATTTCTTTTGTGTACGATGAATCTGGAAGAAGAGTTGGTTCTGAAGTTAAAGCAAAGATTGTTAAATCCCGCTTCGGAACACAAGATAGAATAGCAGTTTTTCAAATTCGTTGGGGTGATAGGATTGGTATTATGGATGAAGAGTCTTGGATTGAGGTAATAAAACAATCTGATACTTATCGAGTTGGTGGAGGCTGGTGTTATATAAAAGACCCAAAAGGAGCAGAACACAAGTTTAGACAAAAAGATTGGATGGACAAAATGAAAGATGAAAAATTTAAACAAATGGTAATAGATATCATGGATGAAGAGTTGATACACAAATTTGAGTCAACTGGTTCTAACATAGTTCCAGAAGGCATAGAAGAATAGCCATAAGCAAAACTCCTGTTGTTTGAGCCCCTAACATGCGTTAGGGGTTTTTTTTGTTTTATTTACTTGACAACAACAGCATAATGTGTTATACTATTAGTATCTATAAAACAACGGAGGATATTATGGATTACACTTATTTATGGTTATTGTTTGGCTTGGTATTTATTGTGATGCCTTGCATTGGATCTTGGGCAATTCATCAGGATTGGAAATGAAGAAGCCATCTTATGTAGACTTCGATCAGAAGTCATACCAATGGAAGACTAATGTAGACTACAGACAAAAACCACATCTTTATAAGATTGGAAGAGGTCAACAAGGTGTTTTAACCTGCGAACCTTATAAGTCTGAGATCTGCCAACACTGGAAATTTAAAACTCCAGAGTTAGCACTACAGTCCTCAACAAAGATATTACAAATGTTTTATGATTACTTAGAGCAAGGTGACTTTGTTGGGGCTGACATGGCAAAGAAGTTTCTTCACATGGGATTTACAAGATCTCGAAGATACGCAAACCACAGAGACGGCAAGAAGTGGATAAAAGAAAATAACCAATGGAAAATTTTACCACAAGAACCAGATGCTATGGACTGTGACAAAGCAAAATCAGCAGAGATATTTAAACAAGCATGGATAGAAGCAAGAACAAACAAGCAATATCTTAAAATGAAAAAGGAGTGGAAGTGAAACTAGATCATATAGCATTGCAAGTTGAGAACCCAAAAGAAGCTGCTTTTTGGTATCAAGCAAACTTTGGAGCGATAATCTTACACGCAGATTCTACTTGGAGTTTTGTGCAGTTTCAGAACATCAAGTTAGCTTTTGTTGTAAAAAGACAACACCCTGTGCATATTGCCTTTGAGGTTGATGAGTTCCAAGAAGGAGATGTGATTAAAGAACACAGAGATGGTTCTAAATCTGTATACAAAAAAGATCCCTTTGGGAACATTTACGAACTAATAAAATATAAGGAGAAAGAATGAAAAAATTACTAATAATTGATGGGCTCAATATGTTTCTCAGAAACTATATTGTCAACCCAGCTCTTGCTCCAACTGGACATCCAATTGGGGGCTGTATAGGCTTCCTGAAGAGCCTTCAAAAGGTTTGTGGTATGTTTACCCCTGATGAAATAATAGTAGCGTGGGATGGCCATTCAGGCTCTTCTAAACGCAAACAAATGAATAAAGGATACAAAGACGGTCGGAAACCTGTTAGGTTTAACAGACGTATGGTCGAGTTAAATGAATCAGAACAAAAAATTAATAAAGCAGAACAATATATAAAACTCGTGGAGTACTTAAATGAAACACCTACAATTCAAATCGTTATTGACTACGTGGAAGCCGATGATATTATCGCTTATGCTTGTAGACACAATAAATATAGAGAATGGGATAAGTATATTATCTCAAGCGACAGAGACTTTTACCAGTTGCTCGGAGACGGAGTGTACTTGTACAGACCAATCCAAAAAAAGCTGGTTGATAAAACTAGTCTTATGGATGAACACGGTATTCATCCCAATAATTTTGCCCTTGCTAGAGCCATTGCAGGAGATAAGTCAGATAACTTACCAGGCATACCTCGGGCTGGGCTTAAAACAATTAAAAATCGTTTTCCTTTTATGGTTAACGAAGAAGTTCAAACTGTTCAAACGATTGCAGAACATTGCAGAAACGTGGTCAAACCGATTAAACTTCACACAAACATACTTGCTGGGTTGGATCTTATAGAGAACAACTACGATGTCATGCAGCTGTATAAACCAGTGATATCACAAACATCAAAACAACAGATAGATTTTGCCATTGATGAATTCGAACCGGAGTGGAAAAAGATTGAGTTTCAAAGGTTTCTTATGCGTGATGGGCAGATAACTTTAAATTTTGATAAACTGTTTGCAAATTTTAATAAAATTATTTCTTGACATTTGCAAATTATAGGGTATACTTATAAAACATTCGGAGGATAACATGAGTAACAATAAAGATACATTCGTTGCATATGGCAAAAGATTTCAAGAAAAAGTCGTACAGCTAATGCTTGAGGACAGGCCATTTTGTGACCAGATTGAAGAGGTTTTAGAATTAGAGTTCTTTGACTCAACTTATGTCAGAGCTTTAGCAGAAATCATCTTAGATTACAGAGAGAAGTATGGACAACATCCACACTTTACGACTATACATACAGAAGTAAAAAAGGGAAATAAAAAATATGATGGTGCTGTAAATAAACAGTTACGAGACTTTCTTGTAAAAATTAAATCAGAAGAGATTAATGATAAACAATACGTGAAAGACCAATCTGTTGATTTTTGTAAAAAGCAGTGCTTAAAAGCAGCTATACTAAAATCTGCTGAAATAGTTAAAAGGGGTGACTATGACTCTATAACAAAAATAATAAACGAAGCTCTCTCAAAAGGTAACGACCAAAATTTTGGTCATGACTGGTTTGTGGATATAGATCATCGTTATGTTAAAAAGTCTCGTAAGCCTATAACCACAGGTTGGCAACGTATCGATGATATAACCAAGGGTGGTGTTGGTGCAAAAGAACTTGCCGTTGTTATCGCCCCAACTGGTGCTGGTAAGTCAATGGTTTTAGTTCACCTTGGGTGTGAAGCACTAAAGCTTGGTAAAAAAGTTATTCACTATACTTTAGAGCTTGCTGATACTGTTGTCGGTCTTCGTTATGACTCTTGTTTAACTAAAGTAGACCTTAGAGATATTATGGATTGTAAAGAAATCGTTAAAGAAAAGATAAATGAAGATTGGGGTAAACTAATTATCAAAGAATATCCAACCAAGTCTGCTTCAACAAAGTCTATAAAGAATCATTTGGAAAAACTAAAAAAGCAAAACATTTTACCAGATGTTGTCATTGTTGACTATGCTGATTTACTTCGACCAATATCTCACGGAGCAGAGAAGAGGCACGACTTGGAAAGTATCTATGAAGAGCTTAGAGGCATGGCAACTGAATTTAACTGTGCTTTTATAACAGCGTCCCAAACAAACCGTGGAGGTCTAAATGCTGAAGTTATCACAATGGAGTCTATATCAGAAGCTTTTAACAAATGCTTTGTTGCTGACTTTATTTTTTCATTATCAAGAACTCCGCAGGATAAGCAAGCTAATTCGGGGCGTATATTTATTGCTAAGAACAGAAATGGACCAGATGGGTTGGTATTCCCTGCCGCTGTTGATTGGGCAACTGTTTCAATAGATGTTCTAGAAAGAAGAGGCGATGAAGAGCCTCCGCAATTGACTCCTAAAGAGCAGTTGTCAAATCTTCAAAAGTATTACACAAAACTATCAGGATCAAAATAACAACAAGGAGAACAAGATGGCTATAGAAAACAAAATACTATCGGATATAACTGTCCATATGAAATATGCTCGATATCTTCCAGAGCTAGAAAGAAGAGAAAATTGGGAAGAATTAGTAACAAGAAATAAAAACATGCACCTTAAGAGGTTTCCACAATTAAAAGAAAGTATTGATTGGGCTTATTCGTTTGTTTATAATAAACAAGTGTTGCCATCAATGCGTTCAATGCAGTTTGGTGGCAAACCTATTGATGTATCACCTAACAGAATATTCAATTGTGCCTATGCACCAATCGATCACATGAAAGTCTTTGGAGAAATAATGTTTCTTCTTCTCGGAGGAACAGGCGTTGGATACTCTGTGCAAAACCACCATGTGGAAAAACTTCCTACAATTCACAAACCATCGGGAAAAAGAACAAGACGTTATCTTGTTGGTGATTCAATTGAAGGGTGGTCTGATTCTGTGAATGCTCTGATGAAAGTTTATTTTACAGGTGGTTCTATGTTACGATTTGACTTTTCAGACATCCGTCCAAAGGGTGCAAGACTAGTTACTAGTGGAGGCAAAGCCCCAGGCCCACAGCCTCTAAAAGAGTGCCTCCTTAAAGTACAAGGAATATTAGATGAAAAAGAAAATGGTGACCAACTTACCACAATTGAAGTCCACGATATCATCTGTCACATCGCAGACGCTGTATTGGCCGGTGGTATTCGTAGGGCTGCTCTCATTAGCCTATTTAGCGCTACTGATCAATATATGCTTAGTGCTAAGTCAGGTAGATGGTATGAGACAAACCCCCAACGCGGAAGAGCAAACAACTCAGTAGTTATTATGAGACACAGAATAGAGAAAGATACATTTCTTGAGTTGTGGGATCGTGTAAAAGCTTCTGGAGCAGGAGAACCTGGGTTCTATTTTACAAATGATAAAGACTACGGCTGTAATCCTTGTTGTGAAATTTCACTGAGACCATTTCAGTTTTGTAACTTAACTGAGATTAATGTTTCTGATGTTGAAGACCAAGATGAATTAGATGCTAGATCTCAAGCTGCTTCTA